GGGTTGGGCTGTAAGCATGCCCGATTGGCCAGACTCAGTCAAGGATGTCAATGATGCTGTGAAGCAGTGGGGCCGGCTGGCAACTCTGCTACATATATTCCAAGCCCGCGAAACCAGCCGGATCAAGATCGAACTAAGGAAGAAACAACTTGCAAAAAGACTACGGCATTGACATGCAGAAACTGTTCTTGGAGATGATACTCCAAGACGCACAGAGTTATGTGCGGGTGCAGAACATCTACAACCCTGAAAACTTTGATCGAACTCTGAGGACAGCCGCTGAGTTTATCAAAGAGCACTGCGATCGTCACAAGACCATGCCTGATCGGACACAGATATCCGCTGCCACAGGAACCAAACTGGAGCACATTCCTGAACTCAACGAAGGACACTTTGATTGGTTCTTGGAAGAGTTTGAATCATTTACTCGCAGGCAGGAACTGGAACGTGCGATCCTGAAGTCAGCGGATCTCTTGGAAAAAGGAAACTTTGATCCGGTAGAGAAACTGATCAAGGATGCGGTACAGATCAGCCTGACCAAGGACATGGGCACAGACTACTTTGATGATCCACGTGCCCGGCTCATGGCTCTAAAATCCAACAACGGCCAGAATTCTACAGGCTGGCCTGCCTTGGACCGACTGTTGTACGGCGGTTTCAATCGCGGCGAACTGCAGATTTTCGCAGGTGGATCAGGTTCGGGCAAGAGCCTGTTCATGCAGAATCTGGCAGTGAACTGGGTCCAGGCCGGACTGAGTGGTGTGTACATCACGCTGGAACTTTCAGAAGGACTGTGTTCGTATCGCATAGACTCCATGATGACCAATACCGCGGCCAAGGACATCTTCAAAGACATCGACACAGTAGAGATGAAGGTCAAGATGATGCAGAAGAAGGCCGGCCGCCTGCAGATCAAATACATGCCAGCACAGAGCACAGTGAATGACATCCGTGCCTATCTCAAAGAACTACAGATACAGACCGGACTGCGAGCGGACTTCCTGTGCGTGGATTACTTGGATCTTTTGATGCCAGTATCCGCCAAGGTCAGTCCCAACGACCTGTTCGTCAAAGACAAGTATGTTTCAGAAGAACTGCGGAATCTGGCCAAGGAACTCAACATCTTGTTTGTTACAGCCAGCCAGTTGAATCGTGCGGCGGTAGAAGAGATCGAGTTTGACCACAGCCACATATCCGGCGGTATCAGTAAAATCAACACAGCGGACAATGTATTTGGTATCTTTACCAGCCGTGCCATGCGTGAGCGTGGACGCTATCAGATACAGTGCATGAAGACTCGTAGTTCAAGTGGCGTGGGGCAAAAAGTAGAGCTGGAATTTGACATAGACAGTCTACGCATCAGAGACCTCGGCGAGGAAGGAGAAGCCGCTGGTGGATTCATCAAGAAACCCTCGATCTATGACAGCATCAAGGCCAAGAGCACGCTGGCCAGCGGGTCTGACAACGATGAGGATTTGCCTAAGATAACCGCAGATGTGCAGTCAACCAAACTCAAACAAATGTTAGGGCAGATCAAACAGGAACAAAGATGATCTGTGTTGACGCTTTTAAAAATCTCAATGTAGCAACAAAGCAAGGAGAATTATACATATCTCCTTGTTGTATCACACCTTTAAAGAAGGTCAGTGAAATAAAGTTTTTTGAGGATCCGTATCTTACCCGTGTAAGAACAGACTTTCGTGAAAATCAATGGCCTCGTGAATGTGAATTATGCCGTCGACCAGAGTCACAAGGACAAGTCAGTCGCCGCATCAACAGTAACAAATGGTACGATCACAATGGCATAAATGATACCAACGAAGACCTTATACGTCTCGATTATTGGGTCGGGGATATCTGCAACTTGGCCTGTGTGATGTGTGGCCCCGAAAACAGCAGTCTCTGGAAACAAGAACTCAAGATACCCATCGAGCAACGTCGAGTCAATCGCAACACGTTTTGGAAAGAACTAGATCTCAACAATCTACAGTATGTACATTTCCACGGTGGCGAACCTTTGCTGAGCAAAGACCATGATGAATTTTTGCGTGCTATACCAAACAAGTCTCGGGTACATGTCTATTACAATACCAATGGAACTATCAGAGCAGATCAGTCGCTGTTAGACGTCTGGAACGAATTCAAATTGGTACAGATCGATTTCAGCATTGATGATATCGATGAACGATTCAATTACATACGTTTCCCGGCACAGTGGTCCAAGGTCCAAGATAATCTCCTATGGTATAAAGATCATAGCCCTGGCAACTGTATCTTTGACATCATGACCGTGGTTTCCGTTCTCAATCAACCTTATCTATCTGATCTATCTAATTGGGTGCGAGAGAATTTTAGCACCAATCGTTTCACAGACCCAGTGGAGCATAGATATCAACCTGCGTACGGTCTACTAGCCACCGACAACCCTAGGAAATCAGAAATCATTGAATATTTGACAGTATTAGACCAGCGGCGTGGCACCGACTGGGGAAAGACATTTCCTGTCTCTTACAAAAATCTTCGATCTTAGATTCCTACCAAGTTACAAAATTCTGGCAGATAATCGTGTATGTCTATACCCTTGGCTCGATCTTGCCGATCTATCTCGTTGAGGAATTTCAACCATGTATCTCCTGGATCTTGATCTGGATTGCCAATGAAAGATCTGTAATGCTCTGGTTCTAGCACATCTTTCAACACCTGTTTGGCCGACACCGGTAGCACACTGGGGTGGAACACTTCGGGCTTGTAGACTGGATTTGGTATCCAGGGCAAGCCTTGTTCCTGCAACCATTGGGCGATGTCATTGTAATACATCACAGTCATGTTCGTTATGGTGCAGGACACACTGATATTGTCGGTGACTGTCCTGTATTGGTCGAGATTCTCGACCACATCGTCCCATTGCAATGGCCATCTCTGATAGTTGAATGCATTTCCTCGGCAGTCGATGCTGACAGTGAGGTTGAGGTTTTTGAACCGAGACAGCATGTCTTTGTACCGATCGGTCAGTCGGACTGTGGCATTCGTAACTACGCTGATGAACACATCGTCGTTGCCGACATCTAACATTTTTTCTAAGATCTGGAAATTTTGTCTTTCCAAGAATGGCTCACCACCAATCAAGGTTAGAGTAGTTAGTTTTGAAAAATCAACTCGCCGAGTCACAGCATCAAGATCAATGAATTTGTATGCCTTGATGGGAATGGTCTTGTCCATCCTACGCTCAATGGTGTTCCAATAACTGCTGGCGTTGCTGTCGCAGTAGACACAGGCTCCGTTACATACATAACTGGTATTGACTTTTAGAGTGAGAATTTCTTCTCGATCTGCATCTCGCATGATATCTGCAAGATCTTTATTGAGATAAAAATCCAAAGAGGAATTTTTTAAATATCGATCGCTTATTTGATTGTTATCCTCAAGCGTCCAACATTTCCGACATTCAGCGGAACGTATTCCTTCCTTCATTTCTTTTTTTATTTTTTCTATGTCGTAATTGGGTTCAAGAAGACAGCATTTTGTTTCGTAATTGGTATGACTTAATTCTAGTCCGTGCCACGGCAACACACAAAAACTTGGATGAGTAAACGGTTCCTTCCTGAGAAGCATGGAGTCTACTTCTTCGTAGACCCACGACGGAACCCGGACATGTTGTTGGAAGTCAAAAAAGCTTGGCCAATCCTCTCCCTTGACATTGTCATAGTCGTGTTGGGTCACGTAAGCATATTTTTTGGTAAGATGATCGATCATTGATGTTTTCTGTCGTAAAATGATTCAATCATATTTACAGATTTATATACGCTTCCAGCAATAAATAATCCAAAGGCCCTGGTACCATGCAGAAAAAGACCCGTAGCATACTGGACGAATTAGACGCGATTTACACCGAACGGAACGCAGATCGTGACCGTCGCTACATCATTGAAAGCCGGGCATCAAACGTGATAGCGAGTGCTGTGCGTCTAGTCGAGCAGATCGAGGAAGCATATCCAGCAGATCAGGCAGAAAATCTAGTACGCAAACTGCTCAATGCCATCCGTACCAAAGACGCTGGAAAATTTACCCGCTCAGTGAGAAGAACCGATGCAGATACATGAGATAACCAGAAACAAAGCCAGGCTGAACGAAGCACCGGAATATACCACTCCGGGCGGAATCGTCGTACCAGGGGGAGCCAAAACAGCCGCTACCCCTGCTGCCGCACCTGCTGCAGCCGCTACCCCTGCAGCCGCACCTGCTGCAGCCGCTACCCCTGCAGCCGCTGCCGCGGCACCACAGCAAGGCGGATATTTTTCGCGTACCAATCTATCCGACATTGTTGGTAATCTACAGCAAAAATTGCAGACTAGAAAAGTGCAACAGAACACGGCCATGGCCTCCAAGGTCGCACTGCAACAGTGGAACAACAAGGTCATCCAACTCACACAAGCCGCGGGCGGTCAGCCCGTGGATCCCACAGAGTACGAAAACCAGCTGGCAGATTTTGTCGAGCGGGTCATGCTCCGCAGTTACAAGATAGGGGACATGGATCCTCAGAGCCAGCAACGCATCGAACAGGCCATCGGCGACGTGGTGCAGAACCGCAATGATCGCAATGCCCTGAGTTCGGCCTTTGAAAAGCTGGCCCAGCAGACCGTGGTGGCCCGCCTGGATTCTACCAAGACAGCCTATCAGAGTCCGGCAGCACAGAAAACACTGGGTCCTGGTGCCAAGCAGGCTCCGGGGCAACC